TCTTCCTCAAATGCCCTAGCTTGCTCAAGTGCCATCTCGATCTGTAAAGCAGTTCCCATATTGGAACCTTTACCAGACTGTTTAGCCTCTATTAAAGCTCTAGTAGCAGTACTCTTAGCATCAAACATCTTGCCTATCATAGGTGCAAGAGAACCTAGGTCATTAGCTACTTTACTAGCTTTCTTAACCATACTTATTGCAGATTGAATCCCTGCAAGAGCTGTGATTGGATCAATCATTTTCTTTTCCCCTTATTCGCTTGATCGTTGTTTTTCCACTTTAAACAACTGACCTTACGATTATAAGGAGGCCCTTGCCATGACCATCTTTCGCAGACGGGAGCTTTGGGATCAAAACCTGCTAACACTAAGGTAAGAAGAAGAGTAGACATTTACACACCTAGTACATGTAGTGCATGTGCATAGTGCTTTTTACGGTCCTCGATACCTATGGTACCTCCGTTAATTTTTCTTGTTAATGTCTCTATATCGCCTTGATCTGCCCATTTATTTAAGTTATTAGTTTCCCAGAACCAGCAAGCACTCTGTGCAGCACCTTCAAAAGTACCCATATACTCACTAGCTTCTTCTGCAGAAATACCAATAGACTCAGCAAACCAAAAATAATTATCTTTACCTGTTAATTGAATTAGACCTCTACCAGAGTATCTATATCCATCTCCTGAAGCTTCATCCCCATTACCCATACGATTAGCATAGACCTTATTAGCAATGGCTTCAGGTTTCTGAGCATACTGTCTAGCAAGCTCCTCTGTAGGGAAATACTTAGGGAATGTTCTTCGGAGTGACTCCCAACGATAGTTGAGATTCTCTTTAATCATTGTGAATTCACCTGACTCATGGGCACACTGAGCAATAAAGGCAGCAATACGCTGTTCTGTGTCAATGCCATAATCTGGTAGTAGTTGTGATAGAGCACTATGCCAGTGTTCTACATGTTTGTTCTTTGGGATAAGCTGTTTAAGCTGATCTAGTGTTAGTATCATTTAAGAGCCTCATAGAGTTTCTTTTGTTCTTTATACCACTCATTCCATGCGTCTAAGCGTATAGCACATATGTGATATTCAGCATAGTTATGTAGAATAGTCTTAGTAAGTTCTGATAGTTCAGGCTTAGAGTCAGCCTCTTTTAACTTAGCACATGCTACAGTTAGCTGACTAGGTACCTCTGGGAACTTAGCTACAACGGGTACTGTAGTAGAGCATCCAGATAATGCTAGAACTAATAAGGGTACAAATAAATTTGCTTTCATTGTTTAGCCGCCTTATTATGTATAGTTATAACCTCTGGAGGAATCTTACATTGATCATTGTATTTAACTATCTCACGATCAACATATTCAATCTGAATCTCAGCAGCTTCTTTAACAATCTTTTCCTTTGTTAATACTTTTGTTACTATTTTAGTATTAACTATCTCTTTCTTAGCAGCTAATTCGGCTACCTTCTTCTCTAATTCAATAACTCTATCTTGCCATACTTTATCAGCAGTCTTATAGCCAATTAAAAATAAAGATGCAAAGATTAATCCTACAGCAATAGGTCTATAGGTTTCAAATTCTTTTACTAACCATCCAAATAACCCTATCATTAAAGTTATAAATAATAGCCAAGTAGGTATATAGTTTAATATAAACATGTTGTTCCTTTGAAGAAGAGCGATAGTGGGACTCGAACTCACATTCCGAAGCAATTAAATCCTCGATTCTACCTATTGAATTATATCACTCTAGTGACGCCTTTTACTGTAGCGACAACAGCCCTAAGGTGGGTTCATTTAAAACCATGAGATTCGCCATATGCGATGTCATAGTTGAATGTTAGTTCTTCATCCTTGTTAATAACCCTAGTACTAATAAAATTACCTTCATCATTATGAACCATATTAGGCTCAAATGAATGATTTAAATATCTTAATAAGCTTACATAATTAAATCCTAATCTAGGAATAAATGCATGATTATTGTCTACATAACAAAATCTGTGTACTAGTGGAAGTACATCTTCTGGTATTTTATTCATATCAATGATAGTCTCATAGTATGGGTCATCTAATATATCAGGATTACTAAATGGATTAATACCATAAGGTATATCCCTAATAGCAAATACACCAATACCCTGGATAGTAGATGGTCTTAGATCACAGTATACATTATCAAGATGACTGATAATTTCTGGATTATTTATAAGTTTATTCATATATTAACTTGGATGAGAAATAACGCTGAATATCTCATGAACTTAATCACTTGACTATCAGAAGGTTTGGAGCGGATACTCGGATTCGAACCGAGACCCCTAGCTTGGAAGGCTATGATGCTAGCCGTTAACACCATATCCGCTTATTGGTTGCGAAGGAAGGATTCGCACCTCCGTCCTCTGGGGTATGAACCCAGCGCTCTTCTAACTGAGCTACCTCGCCTTATTTCTTTTTACGTCTATGACCAGGTTCTTCACGTTTCTCTGGATCACGTCTTTTCTTATATGCCATGATTAATTACTTTTAAGAGGATATAAAATATCTGATTGTTTGTCAAAACAATATTTAGTAATAGTTGTTGTATTATTTACTACCATGTTAGCCCAAGCTGTTTGAGCATCAATAAAGTCATTAGCTACTTTATTTAGGGTAGTATCAGTGATGACCTTGTTAGTAAAATCATGCTTAAGACTCTGGAAAGAGTTAATATAAAATTGAGGTGTAAACATATAGTTCCTTTAAAACATAAAACCTTTAGTGACTGTCTTAGTACCTGAACGAACAGGGAATAAGTATTCAACAGCATAACGGAGAGCATCTGTCCAATGTTCTACATTCTCAGACTTAGATATCTGTGCTGTATTTGGATTGTTCTCAACCCATACAGTTCTTTCAAGGGATCGAATTGTGTGTTCTGCTCTTGGGTGTATATACATATCTATATCACCATTAGCATTCTTAAATTTACGATTAACAGCAGCTACTGAGTCAACAATAGGAGGAGCAGCTCTATGTGCTCTACAGACAATACCATAGCTCTCTAAGATAGAGAAATCAGTGGCTCCAGCAACAGCACTAGTCTTCCTAGCACGTCCTGCAGGGTCTGGATAAGCAAATATCCTGTGTCCCTTGTCTTTGAATTGTGTCTTAAGCTTCTTAGCTAATTGTTCAGTATCGAGCACATTCTGCATGTCCTCTAGGATATGAATTTGTCCAGCTCTAACAGCAAATACTACTGCAGCCATAATACCAATGTTAAAGTCGATAGCCACATGGACATCTTCTTTGTTTGCTGTCTCTACATTGAAGTAAGGAAGATCAGCAGTAACATGAGTCTTACGATCAAACATGTAGAATACTTTAGCACCAGAGTCCTCAAATGAACACTCATACTCTCGAGCAAACTTCATAGGGTCGATTAGACGCTTAGTTCTCTCAATTTCTTGTACAGATAGATAGGGTGAGTCCCTGTAAGTGTACCTAAAGGTTTTCCAGCGATTGTCCATTGTCTCAAAGTTAGTCATGTCATAAAAGTAATTCATACCTTTAGGAGTACCAATAATGAGAGCCTTATGATTACCTGCCCAACGTGTAGTCATAGCAGGTTGAATGATAGATTCCCAAGATTCTTTAAGTCCTGGTTGCCCTGTCCAGTCAGAGACCTCATCTCCAACAACAAAGTATTGACCTGATCCTCGCATCCTCTCAGATGCTTCATAAGACCATAACTTAAGCTTAACGTTATTCTGAAACCAGAATGTTCCAGCAGTCTGAGATGACTTCTCAGCATAGTCTTCTAAGCCTAAGTTATAGGCTAATAGTGGCCAGTAAATATCTAATGACTGTTGATATGTAGGGCAGATGATTGATACATTCTTGTTAGGTGTATCTTCAGGCATCTCTAGGAGTTCATGTACAGCCATTGTAGCAGCAACACTAGCAAGATAACTCTTACCAAAACCTCGTGAAGCTACTGTAGCAGCATATCTTGTGCCACCCTTTTCAGAGAACAAATATCTTAATACTTCTGACTGACCTTTGTGTAATTTAATTTCATTTGACATTTAAACGTATACGTCTACACTATCCTTAGTTAAGACACCCTTCTTATTCTTCGCATTAATCTCTTCAAGTTTTCGATAGAACTCTGCTATCTTCATTCTAGCTTCAAGACCCTCTCGGAATACTTTATCTGAAGCTGCCTTAAGTGCATTGTATTGTTCTTGGTACTTCTGTATGCTGTATTCAGCAGGTGATTGAACTCTCATGGCTTATCCTTAAAAATGTATACTTTATTACTAAAAAACTAATATTTAGTTAATTTGTATACTTAATTATTCGTTTGTAAACACAATCTTAAGAGGCTTTTTATCCTCAATTACTTGTTCTGTCTTCTCAGGAACCTGTCTGTAACCATATCGCATTAGCGTATTCATGACGTTAGTCTGAATGTTCAAGAGATTAGCCATAGCAACAGCAGAGAACCTTGTCTTGCCCTCTTCCATGTCCGTAATCTTATCTTGTACTGTGTAGTAATGCTCCACAAGTTTCTCAATAGGATCAAATCCTAGTGTCTGAAGTTTCTTAACAGACTCTTTAGAGTATATAGTGGTAGTTCCCTTTGGACGTCCTTGTCCAGGTCGTAGGCCTCCACGCTGACCATAAGTAGTCCTAGCTTTATAGTCTTTACTCGTGGGGTCAGGAGAAGACACTTTATTATCAGTGTCCATAGTGTATCCTTATTTATTCGTTTTTCTTGTTGCTCTAGCGGGTGCTGGTTTAACAACAGGCACAATATTGTTAGAATGAAGCTGGATTTTTAGATCAGAGATCATTGTAAGCAATTCTTCTTTGTCTCTTAAGAGCTTATCAACTTTGCCCTCTAACTTCTTAACCTCAGACATAAGCAGTTCAGTAAGTTTATCATGGGCCTCTTGGCGTTGTTTATCTTTATTATGCAGGTAAGTCCAGAAAGCACCAGTACTTAACACAACAATAGCTACTTGTAAAATTGAATCCATTTTAATTCCTTTTAACTGGCGTTAGCCATAAATTCTATCCATAAGCACTGGGAGACACCTTCTACCTTTTCATTGGTAGTGTCTCTACACGAGTTTTTACAGAACGATATTTAAATAATATTTTAAAGTACTCTTTAAAAGTACCCCTTTAAAAGTATTTTATAATATTATTTATTAATTAACAACAATAATAATTAAATACCTTAATGCTACCGCTATTAAGTTATTATAATAATATTAACCTCTACTACCCCTACCCCTTCTTCTACTTTAATAGTAATATTACAGGGTTTGGATAGGATTCTCTCTTTAGCGTCCCCTGGTAATTTAAGCAGTATTAAACTTAGGTTTTAATGTTTCCTTTAAAAGACCTTCTATCTCTAAAGCTTGACTACTAAGAAGCCTAGTAGCTATAATTTTTACAAAGGGTATACTATCTAAGACTTTTTCACAAATCCATCCACAGTGATCATTATGACCACCATTATTACCACGAGTTGTAGGTCTAGCATCCCATGCTCTACCTCCAGAACCTTTTCCTACATACACAATATTTCTTTCATCTCCATCATAATGAATGTAAACATAGTATCTGTATCCTTTAACATCTAATTTACTCATAAAATACCCATAAAAATTTGACAAAAAAAGAGAATTACCCCTCCAGAATACCCTCTGACTACCCCCGAAGG